TGCAATCAAGGCTCTTGAGACTCAAGCCAAGCTTCTGCGCTTTGAAATGCACTGATGTCGTTGCTGACTGGTCTTTGCGAACCGACACGGCTCCTTGCATTTGCTGAGCCACCGGACCAAAAAACAACTGACGATATTCTCAACAGAATCAAAGGCGATTTACATCCTGGCCAGCTTGCTTTTGTAGAGGATCAAACAACAGAAATTATTGGTCTGTCTGCGGGTTATGGGGCAGGGAAAACGCGATCGCTAGCCAGCAAGGCTGTGGCCCTGGCCGTTGCTAATCAAGGTTTCATTGGCATTGTCATGGAGCCAACTGGCCCATTGATTCGTGATATTTGGCAAAACGACTTTGACGATTTCCTTGAGGCTTACGACATCCCGTACAGCTTCAGGGCATCGCCTTTGGCTGAATACGTCTTGCATCTGCCGGGCGGCGATACCAAGATCCTTTGCCGCAGCTTCGAGAATTGGACTCGTTGCATCGGGATTAACGCCGCTTGGTGTCTTGCGGATGAGATAGACACAGTTCCTCCGTCAATTGCCAACAAGGCATTCCCAAAGATTCTTGGCCGTCTTCGTGCTGGCAATGTGCGCCAATTTGCTGCTGCATCAACGCCTGAGGGATTTCGATGGATGTGGAACACGTTTGGCACAGAAGAGGCACAACAGCGTTCTGATCGCAAGTTAATTAGAATGCGCACGGCGGATAATCCACATCTGCCCCCAGACTTCATCGAGCGACTGCAAGCCAACTACGACCCAAGCCTTTTGAAGGCTTATCTAGAAGGCCAATTTTGCAATCTCACAACCGGTCAGGTTTATGACCGTTTTGATCGCGTCAAACATGTAATCACCGATATTCCTGATGTCAGCAACGAGCCCCTTCGCGTCGGCGTTGACTTCAATATCGGGAACATGTCAGCAGTTATCGGTGTGCGTCTTGGGAACAACCTTCTCCTGATCGACGAGATCAGCGGTGCACATGACACCGACGCCATGGCCCAAGAAATACAACGCCGTGCTGATGGACGCCAGGTTTACGCCTACCCTGACGCATCTGGCGGGAATAGAAGCACGAACGCCTCGCGAACTGACATCCAGATCCTTGAGTCCTATGGCTTCAGCAATCAATCACCAAAGGCCAATCCTCCCGTCCGTGATCGGGTGGCTTCTGTTCAAGCTTTGTTGGAAAACGGAAAGGGCGAAGTCAGATTGCAGGTCGCCGCAAATTGCAAACGAACCATTGAATGTTTAGAGCTTCAGAGTTACACCGAGGCCGGTGATCCCGATAAAGATGCGGGTTATGACCATATGAATGATGCTTTGGGCTACTTGATCTACAGAGACTTCAGCATGATTCATGCACGTGCTGGACGGGGCACTGGCATTAGGCTCTACTAAACTGTGGTATCGGGCGGGATTTAACTGTGTATTCAGGCTTCTCTGGTGGGCGCCAGCGCGTTGGCAACGTCACTCAGGTGAACGACCCCAGTACGGCTTGGGTTAATCAAGAACCGCATTGGGGATTGATTGAACATTTACTTGGCGGCACATACAAAATCAGAAAAGGCCACCGCAAGTTTTTACCGCAGGAACCTAGAGAATTAGATGAAGCTTATGACAACAGGCTACAGCGTTCAGTTTTAGCGCCTTACTACGTCAGATTAGAGCGCATGTTGGCTGGCATGTTGACACGTAAACCGGTCAGGCTTGACGACGTTTCTGATCAAATCCGCGAACAATTATTTGACGTTGATCTGCAGGGAAATGATTTGCAGACGTGGCTTTACAACACATCTCGCATTTGCATTCGCTACGGACACGTCGGTGTTCTTGTTGACGCGCCAAAGTCTGGTGATACTGGCCGTCCTTATTGGATTTCGTACTCGCCGAGGGACGTGCTTGGCTTCAGGGCTGAATTAGCTGATGGACAACAGAAACTGACGCAACTTCGCCTTTCTGAAAAGATCGTCGTGCCTGATGGCTTGTACGGCGAAAAGCAAGTTGAACAAGTACGTGTCTTGACTCCTGGCGCATTTGAGATTTTCCAAAAAGATCAAAAAGGCGACTTTCGTGTTGTTGATGAAGGCACAACAAGCCTGAGCGAAATACCGTTCAGCGTTGCTTATTCCAACCGCATTGGCGTTTTGGAATCGTTTCCACCGCTGGCTGATATTGCTGAGCTAAACCTGCAGCACTATCAAGTTCAATCAGATCTTGGAAATCAATTGCACATCAGCGCAGTGCCGATGCTTGCGTTGTTTGGATTCCCTGCAGCAGCAGAAGAAATCAGCGCAGGTCCAGGTGAAGCCTTAGCCCTGCCTGAAGGCGCATCTGCGAACTACATCGAACCGGCTGGCAACAGCTATGACGCACAGTTCCGCAGGCTTGACCAGATCGTTTCGCAGATTAATGACCTTGGCCTTGCTGCTGTGATGGGTGCAAAGCTTGCAGCCGAAACAGCAGAGTCAAAGCGAATTGATCGCAGCCAAGGTGATTCAACGATGATGGTCTTGGCACAGCAAATGCAGGACATGATTGACAACTGCTTACGGTTCCACGCTGATTACTTGCAGGAGTCACAAGCTGGCAGCAGCCTTGTCAATCGTGACTTTATGGGTGCAAGACTTGAGCCACAAGAGATTCAAGCGTTGTTGCAGCTTTACACCGCTGGCACGGTGACGCAGGAAACATTGTTATTGCAGCTCGAAGCGGGCGAAGTGCTTGGCGATGATTTCGATGTCGAGGCTGAGCTTGAAGCAACGCAGGCTGGTGGATTACTTGAAACACCGCAGCCAGTACCTGAGCAGGAAGTCACAATGCCTGAAGGTGAGTCGGAGGCAGATGATGGGGTGGCTTGATGATTTGCGCAAACCAAAAGCAGAACAACCATCAGAGCAGCCATCAAGTCGGGATTTCTTTTATTCGCATGACAGGCTTGCCAATCAGTATTTTGCAGTCATCCGATTGACTTGGTATTTGGACGGCAAAGTTTGCGCCGTAACCGAAAGCAGTATTGCGACTTATGACAAAGATGTCGTGGAGGAATTTACGTCAATCTTGGATAACGCTTTAAAGCTTGGTGCTGACGCTGCTGTTGTTTGTATTGAAAGCGCCGATGTTCTTGGCTTTCATGAGCGATGAGCGAACCCGAAGCCTTTTATAGGCAGGCAATTGATCTAAACCGCTACAGCAATCACGTCGCACTGAATGTGATGCGGGCTTACAACAACATCGTTGTTGATGCTGCCAGCAAGCTGAATGACATTGGTTCCTTGAACCCAAGGGAAGCGGCGCGGCTAAATACGTTGTTGCTGCAAGTAAAAGAAAGCTTGGCGACTTGGGCTGGAGATAGCAGCGTTTATTTAATGCAAGAGCTGCAAGGGCTTGCATTATTGGAAGACGAATTTATCGTTCAGCAAATCAAAAACGTAGTGAAGCCAGAGTTAGTGCCTGGTGTTCGCAGTGTTGAAATCACGCCAGATTTTGCGAAGGCCATTGTGATGGATGACCCAACAGATCTGAACGCGGCTGTATTTCAAAGAGATTTACAGGGACAGATTGAGGGCGTACCTCCAGGCACTGTCAGGCTTGATGCGGCAAAAGGGTCAGCCCTTGTTTTGCCTAATGGCAAGACATTGAATACGTCGTTCCGTCAACTTGCTGAAGCATCAGCCGCAAAGTTTCGGGTGACTGTTCAAGACGGAATGTTGACCGGTGAAAACATGCGAGACATGGTCAAGCGTTTACGCGGTGATTTGCGTTTCAACGACGCGGCAGACATCGCCCGCACTGCAGCCAAAGGCGGTGCATTGACAACGCTTTCTGATGCACAAATTCGAGCGTTGATCAGAACGTCTGTCACGCAAGTAAGCAACACGGTGGACAATCAGGTTTATGCCGCCAATCAAGATGTGATCGTGGCCTATCGCTACAGAGCAGTTTTAGATTTGAAGACGACCGCTATTTGCCAATCACTTGACGGCCGAGTTTTTAAATTTGGCAAAGGTCCAGAACCGCCGCAACATTTCGGTTGTCGATCTCGAATCACATTTGTTACCAGAGCAGAAGCAGAAGGCGACGTGCAACAGCGTGGCAAGCGTGCGGCACTTGGTGGCCTTGTTCCTGTTGATCAAAAGTATGGAACCTGGCTAGCGAACAGAACAGTGCAGCAACAGAATGAAGCTCTTGGCGGCAAGGGCAAGGGTGATGTCTTCCGCAGTCTTTTAAAGAAAGGCGAATCAGGCGACATTGCGATCAGAAAATTTGTCAGTAATGACGGGTCAGAACTAACCTTGAAAAACTTGCAGGCCAAATACGGTGCCTCTTAAGCGTGGCGGCAGTCAGCAAATCATTTCGCAAAATATCCGCAAGCTGATCAAGGAAGGCAAGAGCAGGTCACAAGCGGCAGCTATTGCATTCAAGGAGGCAGGTAAGCGCGGCAAACGAAAGCGCAAGTGACCCAGGGCAAAAGAAGCGTTACCCTTTTGTTGTTGCTAGCAAATGCGATCGATGCAGCTACACAGCAAATTTCAACTCACGCCCCAGGGTGAAGAGAAGAAAGCCAAGCCTGCAGCTAAAAAAGCAGCAGCCAAAAAATCAACAGTTAAGGAGGGATCCTGATGCCTAGCTATTCCGGGCCAAAGAAGCCTCAGAAGCCTGCTAAGAAAAAGAAAGGAGGTAAGAAAAAGTGAAAAAGGGCTCTCGCGTTAGCTGGGTTTACCAAGGCAAACGCACTTTTGGCGTTGTTACCGGCAGCGGTGGCAAACGTGCATCAGTCAAAGGGCCAAGCGGCGGAACAATTACTCGTGTTGGCACTGATGCTGATCCTATTATGCGGATCAAATCAGAAAGCACGGGCAACCCTGTTTTGAAACGTCGCTCTCAACTGAAGGCGGCACCAAAAGGCAAATGACCATCGAGCGTGGTGGCCATACGTTTGATGGCTATGACAAGCCGATTAGGACGCCGAATCATTCGAGCGGCAAATCACACGCCGTTGTGGTCAGCGTTAAAGGCAGCCCGAAGCTCATACGTTTTGGGATGCAGGGCGCAAAAACAAAGCGCCCGCGCAAGGGTGAATCAGCGGCGGATAAGGCAAAGCGTGCGTCTTTTAAAGCGCGTCATGCGAAGAATATCGCCAAAGGGAAAACAAGTGCCGCATATTGGGCAGACAAAGTAAAGTGGTGATGCAATTTAGCCTGTGGCTAATTCATGTCCGAAGAACAAACTGCTCCTGTGGAGCAATCTGTTGACACCAGCGAATTAAAAACAGAACTCGAATCAATGAGGCGTAAAAACGCTGAATTGCTGGATGAGTACAAAAAAGCAAAAGCTCAAGCAAAGGCTGTGCCTGATGGCGTTGATGTTCAGGAGTTACTGGACTTCAAAGCTAAGGCGGAACAAGCAGACCTGGAAAAGCAAGGCAAGTACGGGGAAGCCCGACAAGCTTTGGAGCAACAGTTCCGTGAGGCGACGGCGGAGAAGGACAAGCGCATTTCTGAACTTGAAGCGCGTGTTCGTGAGCTGGAGTTAATCACGCCTGCTGTCAGTGCTTTGGCTGATGTTGTTCATGACCCGGACTTGATTTTAAAAACCAAGTTGACGAGTGAACA